GCAATCCTTATGAGATGTTCTGGAATGATGTGAATGATTGTAGAGGGTTTCATATCTTTGATACTGAGACTCTAGAACATACACCAGTTAATAATCCAAATAGGATGTTCTATAACATTTACTATGAGGATCAACCACATCAACTTTTTGATGTTACCGAATATCAGAATAAAATCTGTAAGGTGATTGTTCGACAGAAATCAGATGCAAAAGAGTTTGAAAAATTCATTGATAAGATTACCAGTGTTGCCACAGAGGTAAAAATTATTGAGAATTTTGTACTGGAAGAGAATGAAGACTTTGAAGTAGAAGAGTCTGAGAACACCATGTCTATTCTTAATCGATACATTGATGAATCCGAAACAGAACTAGATAAGAATATTATCAAAGGTTTGTTTGAGTCAATCTATCGAGAGGCATGTGAAGTAGAATAATGTTTTTGCTAGCATCAAAATCAGCAACTGGAGCCTACGCAGTAGTAGATGAAAGGGGTGAGAATGTTCTTTTCCTGTTTGAGGAAGAGGATGATGCTGAGAGATATTTGGGACTACTTTGGGAGAATGATGAGAACCATAAGAAATTAAATGTAGTAGAAGTAGACGATGAGCTTGCCATGAAGGCATGTGACGCTTATAATTACAAATACTGTGTGATTAAGTCTGAAGACATTGTGATTCCACCAAAGCAAGAAGATGATTCTGTTTGAAAAAATTACTTGGAAGAATTTTTTGAGCACAGGTGATGTGCCAACTACAATTTCTTTCGTTGAGAATGAAACCAATCTAATTGTTGGTAGCAACGGTGCTGGTAAGTCCACTATTCTGGATGCACTGTGCTTTGTTTTGTTCAACAAACCATATCGTAAGATCAACAAACCACAGTTGATCAACTCTGTCAACGAGAAGAACTGTGTGGTTGAGATTGATTTCAAAGTTGGCAGTAGACAATACACTGTACGACGTGGTATCAAACCAAACGTATTTGATATTATCGTTAACGGTGAGATGCTTCACAAGGAAGCAGACGATCGTGCTAATCAGAAGATCCTAGAAGAGCATATTCTCAAACTGAACTATAAGTCATTTACTCAGATTGTGATCCTTGGGTCTGCTGGGTTCACTCCTTTCATGCAACTGACATCAACTCATCGACGTGAGGTGATTGAAGACTTGCTTGATATTCGTGTGTTCTCTGCAATGAATAATCTGATTAAAGAAGACATTCGTCAGAATAAAGAAGTTATTAGATCTCTTGATGTCAAAAAGAATGCTGCCAAAGATAAAGTGCAGATGCAAGAAGACTTCATTGAGAATCTAGAAGAACGTGGAATGGAAGTCATCAATCAGAAGTATGCAAAGATCAAGACGATTGATCTTGAGATTGATGAACTGTCTTTGAAGAATAGAGATCTGAATAAGAAGATTGATGGTAAGACTGAAGAGGTTGAATCTTTCAATGGTGCCACTAAGAAACTTCGTAAGTTGGGTACATTGCGTGGTGCAATCTCTAATAAGGTATCAACCCTTACAGAACATAAAGAGTTCTTTGAGACTAATACGGTTTGTCCCACCTGTCAGCAAGATATTGAAGAAGATTTTCGCCTAGATAGAATTGGTGAAGCTCAATCTAAGTTACAGGAACTCCAAGAAGGTTTTAAACAACTGGAGGAGTCGATAAAGGAGGAAGAAAATCGAGAGCTTCTCTTCACCAAACTTACTAAGGAGATTACATCCCTATCACATGACATTTCTCAGAACAATACTAGAATATCTGGGCTGCAAAGACAGTCAAGAGATCTACAATCGGAAGTTCAAGTTGTTACCGATCAGTTACAAAACCGATCTGCTGAACATGAGAAACTAGAACATTTAAGGGAAGGGCTACAATCACTATTTGATCAGCTTGCGAAGAAAAAGCAAGAGATCAATTATCAAAATTTCGCACATAATCTCCTGAAGGATGGTGGAGTAAAAACAAAGATTATCAAGAAGTATCTCCCCCTGATCAATCAGCAGGTAAATCGTTATCTTCAGTTGATGGATTTTTACATCAACTTTAAATTAGATGAAGAATTTGTTGAGACTATCCAATCTCCTATTCATGACAAGTTCTCATATTCTTCATTTAGTGAAGGTGAAAAAATGCGAATTGATTTGGCCCTTCTCTTTACATGGAGAGAGGTTGCAAGGTTTAAGAATTCTGCAAACACCAATCTTCTGATCATGGATGAGGTGTTTGATAGTTCATTGGATGGATTCGGTACAGACGAATTCCTGAAGATCATCCGGTATGTCATCAAAGGTGCTAACATCTTTGTTATCAGTCATAAGACAGAACTCTTGGATAAGTTCGAAAATGTGCTAAAATTTGACAAGGTAAAAGGTTTTAGTAAACTCTTGTCATGACAGGACTTCCTCTGTTTTACACACAAACATCTAATAAACCATATGATAGGCACCACTACAAGGTGGTTGCTATCGGTGGTGACACAATCAAAGTAGAAGCATACGATCAAGCACAAGGAATCTGGTTTCAGAAGAATCCATTCCTTTCACATATTGAAATCCTAGACAAACCAAAATCAGGAACCGGTTTTTGATCTGTCCACTCATACCCCTGGCACTTGCTGGGGGTATTATAATAGGCACATACGAAAGCACGTCATGTCATTCGAAGAAATCAAGGGACAACTTGCTAAGCTGCTTGCTACTGAAGATCTAATCATTGAGCATAAGAAGGTTGAGACGGCATCGTTCGATGTCAATCGTCGTCTCTTGACTCTTCCTATCTGGCAAGATGCTTCAGAGTCCGTATATGACATGCTGGTGGCACATGAGGTTGCTCATGCATTGTTCACACCCAATACTGATTTCGATGTTGAAGTCAGCAAGTCTTTTGTAAACATCACAGAAGATGTAAGGGTAGAGAAGTTGATGAAACGTAAATATCCTGGTATTCCTCGATCATTCTTTCGTGGGTACAAAGAACTCAATGAGATGGATTTCTTTGCCACTGAGGGTAAGAATGTAAATACAATGAATCTTGCCGACAAGATCAATCTATATTTCAAGGTTGGTAGTTTCCTCAAAGTGAGGTTCACTCCACCTGAAATGGTGATTGTCAATCTAGTTGGTGATGCTGAGACCTTTGAAGAAGCAGTTGCTGCTGCTAAGGTTCTATATGATTATGTAAACAACAACGATCTGCATATACCTAGTCAGATTGATCAGGCATATCCTAAAGAAGGTACTGATGGTCCTGAAGGTTTGATTGATGAGAATGCTCAACCTGAAGACGGTGACGTTGAAGAGTTTGAGCATGATGATGAGAATGATAGTGGATTCAAAGATGCTGATCTAGACACACCCAGTTATGAGATGGATGAGGAGATTCCTTCAACTCAGGAGTCTTTTGATAAGAAACTTGCCGAGTTGGCAAACAATGATATGTTTGGTAGGGAGAACCTGTATCTGACTCGTCCAGAGGTTGATCTAGATCACATCATCATCAGCAACGAAAAAACTCACTCTATGGCAGATGCGCATTGGCAACTGTATGAGGATACTGGTTGTTTTGGTGCAGTTGATGAAAAATATCGTGAGTTCAAAGAATCTGCACGGAAAGAAGTCAACTACCTGGTAAAGGAGTTTGAATGTAAGAAGTCTGCAGATGAGTATTTGCGATCCACAACCAGTCGCACTGGTGTTCTCGATTGCATCAAACTTCACAGTTACAAATACAATGAAGATCTATTCAAACGTGTGAGTGTTGTTCCTAGTGGCAAGAACCATGGACTTCTGTTCATTCTTGACTGGAGTGGATCTATGGTTGAGTGTTTGTTTGATACTATCAAGCAACTGTACAACCTTGTTTGGTTCTGCCGTAAGGTTGGTATTCCTTATGATGTATATGCCTTTACGTCTGAGAACAAGTGGGATGAGCCGCATCCCAAACCATATAAGCAACAGGATAATGTATTCCACATCAGTGAGTATTTTGGATTGTTCCACATGCTTACCAGCAGTGTCAATAGTAAAGAGTCTGAAAAGCAACTTTTGAATCTGTGGAGGGTTGTATGCTCTTTCGGTAGGGCTGATAATCTTTATGCCATGTATAATGCTCCCCCTCTGTTTGGACTCAGTGGTACACCATTGAATGAAACTCTTGTTACTCTGCATCAAATTCTTCCTACCTTTACTAAGAAGTACAATCTGCAGAATGTGAATGTAGTAATTCTCACAGATGGTGAAGCAGCACCTTTGTATAATACGGTTTGGGTGTCTTACAAAAATGATGTAAATGATGATGGACGGTGGGGATGTCGTTCATGGGTTCCTGATAAGACTTTCCTTAGGGATCGTAAGATTGGATATATCAAGCATATGGGAGAGACTGAGTGGGAGTTTACTGCTGCTCTGTTGCACAATCTCAAAGCAAACTTCCCCAATGTTAACTTCATGGGTATCCGTGTTGGTTCTAAGGGTGATTGCTCACGTATGATTCGTGGATACAGTCGATACAACCTTGCCAAGTACCAACCATATATTGATGTCCTGACAAAAGAAAAGAGTGTTGCCATTGACAATACTGGATACGATAAGTATTTCTTATTGCTTTCTAATAGTTTACAGGCAGACACTGACTTTGATGTAAAAGAAGATGCCACCAAATCCCAGATCAAGAGTGCATTTCGCAAGTCTCTAGCATCTAAAAAAGTAAACAAAAAGGTTCTAAATGAGTTTATAAAACTGATTGCCTAATTGTTTGTGGGGCTACATAGTACCATACAAAGACATCATTCTTATGTCTGAAGAGGACCAACCAATAGACGTATATAAGGTTGAGTTTGCGATAGAAGATGTTTACTTGCTCTATCTGAGTGTCAATAAGCACATAGAAATGTGGGCTGGTGGCAATCCTTTGGAGCAGGAGCATCTTTTCCTGTTGAAGGACAATTTGTATCGCATCATCCTTGATTATAAATTCAGGGAGATGTGACAACCAACCAACTGTCTACCAACATAGATATAGATATGGTTTTCATCGTATAATGTATGCATACAGATGAAACACATCATGTCTCTTTCGGTTGAATACATTCGCACTTCACTTCAGAACCTGTATGGTGACCAAGTGACTGGTGCTGATATCCGTGCCTGGTGTGCAATCAATGGCACCACGTATCCTACTGTCTCCAAGAAACTGGAACAGTACAAAGTAGGACGTGGCAAGTGGGATCTGACTGTCAAGGAACAACTTGAGCAGTCATATGAAGCACCTGCTGCAGAACCTGCATTTGAAAGTAATCTTATTCCAGAAAAAAGTGATACCTTCGTCCGCTTTGGTAACTTCAGTGATATTAAAAAGATCATTCAATCTGGGATGTTCTATCCGACGTTCATTACTGGATTGTCTGGAAACGGTAAAACGTTCTGTGTTGAGCAAGCTTGTGCTCAAGCCGGACGAGAACTCATCCGTGTAAACATTACCATCGAAACAGATGAAGATGATCTTATTGGCGGGTTCCGCCTTGTTAATGGTGAAACCGTCTGGCACAATGGACCAGTCATTGAAGCCCTTGAACGAGGTGCCGTACTATTGCTCGATGAAATCGACCTTGCAAGTAACAAAATCCTCTGCCTTCAGTCAATCCTTGAAGGAAAAGGAGTTTTTCTCAAGAAAATTGGCCGAGTCGTTAAAGCCAAGGAGGGTTTCCAAGTATTCGCAACCGCAAATACAAAGGGAAAAGGATCCGACGATGGACGATTCATCGGTACTAACGTGCTCAACGAAGCCTTTCTAGAGAGGTTCTGCATCACTCTGGAGCAAGAGTATCCTAGTGCTGCCATTGAGACACGTATCTTGAATAAACTGTGTGATGATACCCTCTTCTGCAAACGTTTGGCAGACTGGGCTGACATCATCCGTAAGACTTTCAAGGAAGGTGGTGTTGATGAGGTTATCAGCACCCGTCGATTGGTTCACATCATCAATGCTTTCAATATCTTTGAAGACAAAGCAAAGGCAATCAATCTTGGTTTGAATCGTTTCGATGATGATACCAAGAGTGCCTTCATGAGTTTGTATGAAGCAGTCGATGCTGATGTGAATGTTGTTGACTGTAACGTGGAGGAATGATATAATATGATCAATGCCTGGTCTCTACTTTACGACGCTATGGAATCACTTGAACCTGAAGAGAAGATCTGGAAAGATCTTGACGATCGGTATGAAAAGTATCTGCAGGAGATGAACTCATATGACTTGAACATTCAACCTGCTAAAGATTACGCAATCAAACCGACAAAGCAACCTCCAAGTAATTGGAAGTATGGTGAAGATAAAACAATCAAGGAGATTGAAGATTACATCTCCCGTACCTATAATGCACACTATTCATCTAAGATTCAAACCTTAGATCTTATTGAGTCTGTCGGTGATGCTGAAGCATTCTGCCGCAGTAATATCCTCAAGTATGCCTCTCGTTATGATAAGAAGGGGACTGCTAGAATGGATATCATGAAAATTATTCACTACGCAATTCTGCTTTATCATTTCTCCCTTGAAAACAGTGAAACTTCGACCCCCTATGAAACTTTCTGATAAGACCCTAACTCTGCTGAAGAACTTCTCTTCGATCAATCAATCCATTCTGATTAAGCAGGGGTCTAAACTTCGCACTATCAGTGTGATGAAGAACATCCTTGCTGAAGCAGATGTTCCAGAAGAATTTGATCGTGAGTTTGCAATCTATGATCTGGGACAATTCCTGAACGGACTGTCTCTCCTTCAGAATCCTGAACTGGATTTTACCAATGACTCCTATGTGGTCATCAAAGAAGGTAGGACCCGTGCAAAGTTTGCCTTTGCAGATCCTAACGTGATTGTTGCACCTCCTGAGAAGCCAATCAATCTGCCTTCTACAGACATTAACTTTCAACTGGAAAGCACCAAACTTGATCAACTGCTGAAGGCAGCACAGGTTTATCAACTTCCTGATCTTGCCGTTCTTGGTGAGGCAGGTGTGATCAAACTGGTTGTTCGTGACAAGAAGAACGATAACTCTAACCAGTTCGAGATTGTTGTTGGTGAGACTGAGAAAGAGTTTACTTTCAACTTCAAGGTTGAGAACATCAAGATTGTTCCTGGTTCCTATGATGTTGTAATCTCAAGTAAACTTCTGTCTAAGTTTACCAATACTTCTTTCAATCTCGATTATTATATTGCTCTGGAACCTGACTCTACCTTTGGTTGATAATGCGTGATGAATTTCTTTGGGTTGAAAAATATCGACCCAAAACTATTGAAGACTGTATCCTCCCTGAGGAAACAAAACTAACATTTCAGCAGTTCCTAGATAAGGGTGAGATTCCTAATCTCCTCTTGTCTGGTCCTCCTGGCATTGGTAAAACTACCATTGCTAGAGCACTATGTGAACAACTAAAATGCGACTACATTATTATTAACGGATCCGATGAAGGACGATTTCTTGACACGGT